CGCGAACAGACCCCCGAGCTGCGCTGGCCCGGCTCGGTGCGGGTGTTCGAGGCCATGTCCGACCAGGACTCGCAGGTCGCCTCGGTGCTGCGCGCGATCATGCTCCCGGTGCTGCGGACGCCCTGGCGCGTCGAGCCGAACGGCGCCCGGGACGAGGTCGTCGCCCAGATCGCCGAGGACCTGCGGTTGCCGATCGTCGGCGGATCCGAGCAGGTCCCCGGCCGGGCCCGCGGGCGGTTCTCCTGGCAGAAGCATCTCGCCGAGGCGATGCTGATGGTCCGCTACGGGCACGCCTACTTCGAGCAGGAGGTCCGGATCGACGATCGCGGCCGAGCCCGGCTGGCGCACCTCCGGTCGCGTCCCGCGCGCACGCTGTCCGCGATCACCGTCGCCCCCGACGGCGGGCTGGTGTCGATCGAGCAGCACGCCCGCCCGCAGCTCCCCGGCCAGCGGCATGTCCAGGAGAAGCCGATCCCGGTGTCTCGGCTCGTGGCGTACATCCACCAGCAGGAGGCGGGGGACTGGGTCGGGCGGAGCCTGCTGCGGCCCGCGTACAAGAACTGGCTGATCAAGGACCGGCTGCTGCGGGTCCAGGCGCAGACGATCGAGCGCAACGGGATGGGCGTCCCGATCTACGAGGCCGGGCCGGACGAGAAGGACTACAGCAAGGGCGAGGAGCTCGCCCGCTCCTACCGGTCCGGGGAGAACGCTGGCGGCGCGACCCCGCCCGGCGGGAAGCTGCGGCTCGTCGGCGTCGAGGGCGACCTCCCGGACGCGAACCCCGCGATCCGGTACCACGACGAGCAGATCGCGCGGGCCGCGCTCGCGCACGCGCTGAACCTCGGGACGCAGACCGGGTCCTGGGCGTTGGGCACGACGTTCATGGATTTCTTCGTGATGTCGCTGCAGACGTTCGCCGACACCGTCCAGGAGGTCGCGAACCAACACATCGTCGAGGACCTGGTCGACTGGAACTGGGGACCCGACGAGCCCGCGCCGCTGGTCGTCCCGGACGAGATCGGCGGCCAGCAGGCCGCACTCGTCCAGGCCATCAAGCTCCTCGTCGACTCCGGGATCCTGCGCCCGGACCGCGACCTCGAGGAGTTCATGCGGCAGGGCCTCGGCCTGCCCCCGAAGGCGACACCCCCGGCCGACCCGTCCGACGGCGGATCCGCCGCCGCGGCACGCGCCGCCCTCTCTCGGCCCGGAGCACGCCGCGGCCGCCCGATCTCGCCCGGGGGCCTGTTCCTGCCGGGCATGGAGGACCTGTGACCCGCCGCGATCCTGCGCGCGCCCGCGTGGCCGCGCTGTCCAACTCGACCCGCCCCCCGCAGGCCCCGCACGCCGGGACCGGGCCGCCGCCCTGGTACCGCATCGGGCCGGTCCTCGCGCTCGCCGAGGACGACGCCGAGGAGGGGGAGGGGACCAGCAGCGCGACCGCCGACGTCTACGTCTACGACACGATCGGCGGCTGGTTCGGCATCGACGCCGACGACTTCGTCCGCGATGTCGCCTCGCTGAATGTCGACCAGATCGTCCTTCACCTGAACACCCCGGGCGGCGACGCGACCGAAGGCGTGGCCATCGCGAACGTCCTACGCGCGCACCGCGCCCGGGTAGTGGTGCGGGTCGACGGGCTCGCGGCCAGCGCTGGCTCGGTCATCGCGATGGCCGGCGACGAGGTCGTGATGGGCCTGGGCTCGCAGCTGATGATCCACGACCCTTGGATCTACACCCTGGGCAACGTCGAGGAGATCGAGCGCGACCTGCAGGCGCTCAACTCGACCGGAGACTCCCTCGCCGCGACGTACGCCGCGAAGGCGGGAGGAACGGTTGAGGAGTGGCGCGCGGTCATGAAGGCCGAGACTTGGTACACGGCCGAGGAAGCCGTGACGGCTGGCCTGGCCGACAGGGTCGCCGCAGCGGACGAGACCGGAACGGCCGAGGGCGACCAGATCACCCCAGGCCGGTCGTCGTCACTCGACGACTGGTTCTTCTGGGACAGCCTGCGCGCCCAGGACCGGTTCGACCTGTCCGCCTTCACCTACGCCGGGCGCGACCGTGCGCCCGCTCCGGCCATGCCGGGCCGCCAGACACCCGCCGCGTCCGCGGCCGGGCCCACCCAGCGAGGAAGGAGCCGTGCTGTGGCCCTCACCGAGGAGCAGCTCGACACCATGCGCCAGACGCTCGGCCTGCCCGACGACGCGGATGAGGCCGCGATCGTCGAGGCCATCGGCCAGAGCGACGACACCGACGACACCGAGACCGAGGACACCTCGACCGAGACCGAGACGGAGACCGAGGCGCTGGCGAACGCCGAGGCCGCGGCTGGAGTGGTCAGCATCGACGCGGGCACGCTGGCCGCGCTGCGCGCCGACGCCGAGCTCGGCCGCCAGGCTCACGCCCGCCAGCAGCGAGAGGACCGCGAGAGCCTGGTCAGCGCGGCCGTCGCCGACGGCCGGATCGCCCCCGCCCGCAAGGCGGCGTGGATCAAGAAGTTGGAGAAGGACCCTGGCGAGGCCGAGACCCTGGCCTCGCTCGAGAAGGGCCTCGTCCCGGTCGGCGCCCCGATCGGGCACGCCGGCGGCGGAGCCGACGAGCCCGACCCCGTCACCGCGACGCGCGCGTCCGCGGCCTACAAGAACTGGAGCATGTGAGATGCCCGGGATCCCGCAGGTCACCAAGACCGGCCCCCGCACCTACACCCCCGCCGCCGGCCAGACCGTGACCGGCGGACACCTCGTCGAGCCGCGCCCGCCGGTCGACGGCGAGCGCCGCTGTGCGCACGCCGCCGCCGGTAGCACCACGGTGCTCGGTGTCGCGCTGTCCGACGCCATCGCCCCGGAGGGCATGGTCTCGACGCCCGTCATCGTGAACGGGCGGCCCGTGCTCGACGCGGCCCCGCTGCCCCGGTCCACGGCCGTCGCCTACGGCGGCATCGAGACCCTCGTCGAGTACGCGGCCCCCGCCGACGAGGGCCAGGCCCTCGTCGCGGCATCCGGTGGCCGGGCCACGCCCGCGACCGCCGCCGACGTCGACCCCCGCGCCATCGTCGGCAAGTGCACCGAACCCGGTGGCGTCACCGCCGCCGGGACCTACGCCCTGATCCGGACCTCCTGACGGTCGGGTCCCCCGACCGAAGAAAGCGAGAAACCGATGACCGTCCCGATCGTGAGCGTGGGCGACGGCCCCCGCACGACCGTCGACCAGCTGGTCGGCGCTCCGCTCCTCATCCCGACGCGGGTGTTGGAGCTCCTCGACAATGCCTTCCTCGACTCGGTGATCTTCCGCAACGCGGGCCCGAACACCAACGGGCTGGTCTCCGGCGAGGAGTCCACCCCGCTCTTCCTCGGCGACGACGTCGAGGACGTCGCGGAGTTCGGCGAGATCCCCGTCGGTACCGGGCAGCGAGGCCTCCCGCGGATCTGGGCTGGCTCGCGGAAGGGCCTCGGCGTACGCGTGTCGAAGGACATGCGCGACGAGAACCGCATCGACGACGTCAACCGCCAGATCATCCAGCTGGCGAACACGGCCCGCCGTGCGCGGGAGCGGGCGCTGCGACACGCGCTGATGCACCCGTCGATCCCGACGATCGCCGCGACCGAGGCGTGGGGGACCACCGGATCGAAGATCCGCCGGGACGTCGCCAACGCGACCGAGGTCGTGCGCACCGCCAAGCCGGCCGGCGCGACGAGCGAGGACCTCCTCGGGTTCAAGGCCGACACGATCATCCTGCCCGGCGGGATCGGGCCGGTCGTGATGGACGACGAGGACTTCCTCAAGATCTACGTCGGCGACATCGCTGGCGAGTCGCCCGCCTACACAGGCGTGCTGCCCCGCAAGGTCGGTCCGCTCATCGGGATGGAGGCCGACTTCTGGCCGACCGACCGCGCGCTGGTCCTGCAGCGGCAGACGCTCGGGTTCTTCTCCGACACCCGAGCTCTGCAGATGACCGGTCTCTACCCGGAGGGCAACGGCCCGAACGGCGGACCGACCGAGTCGTGGCGCTCGGACCTGACCTGGAAGCGGGTGATCGGCGTCGACCAGCCCCTGGCCGCGTGCTGGATCACCGGCATCGACGAGCCGTGAGCGGAGCTGCTGTGGACATCAACGAGATCGGCGCGGGCACCTACGAGCTGCGCGCCGAGCGGTGGGACCAGCGCACGAGCAAGCCCGGCGAGCCGTTCACATTCCGCCGGTGGCGGCGCGGCGACAAGGTCGACCTCGACGAGGCGACCGCACGACGCCTCGTCACGGCGGGCGCCGCGGTCAAGCCGGGCACGCTGGAGCGCGAGGCAGCGGAGCGGGCCAGGCTCGCCTACGAGGCCGCGCTGGCCATGTTGCCGAAGCCGGACGACGAGTCCGGCGTCGAGGATGGGGAAGACGACGGCCAGGGCAGCGACCCGGACGGCCCGGAGCGCCCGGCCACCGTCGAGGCGAAGGGCGTCTGGGTCGACCACGCCGTGGCCCGCGGCCTCGACCGCGACGAGGTGTCGAAGCTGAGCAAGGCCGAGATCATCGCCGCGGTCGACCGGCTCGACGCGCCCACGGACTGACCCGTGAAGGCGCTGGTCACCCCGGCCCAGCTCAAGCACTTCCTCCAACGTCACACCGTCGACCAGGAGAGCGCCAAGCTGGCAGCCCGCGTCGCGGAGGGCTGGCTCCGGTCGGTCATCCCCGGCACGGGCTGGCCGGACCCCGCGCCGGAAGACCTGTGGGCGTGGGCGCTCGAGCTGACCTCCATCGCCTTCGCCAACCCCGAGACCCTCCAGTCCCGCACGGTCGACACCGTCACCGACCAGTGGCACGTCGCCCGGCGGGCGGAGATCCTCGCCGAGGCCAAGGCGAAGTACGGGCACGGGTTCGACAGCGGGAACGGGTCCACGGGATCCCCGCGGGGCACCTTCCCGCCGGCGTCCCCGTGGCCCGATCCCGCTGATCGGGTCCTGCACCGCGGGGGCGGCTGGTGGTGAGCCAGCAGGACGTCCGGATCGTCCCCCGCGTCCAGGGCAAGAAGGGCACGTGGATCGAGCAGCCCGCCGTCCCCTGGCCGGATGCGCTGGTGCTGCCCGCGGACACAGCCGAACGGCGCTCGTTCGGACAGAGCGTCGAGTCCGGCTGGCGGATCGTCGGCCCGGTCCCGGCCGTGATCCCCAAACCGGAGGACCTGGTCCTCGTCGATGGCCTGGAGCCGACCACGCTGCGGCTCCACGTCGAGGGCCGCGTCCAAGTCCGCACCACCCTCGCCGGTCAGCCGCACCACTGCGAGGGCCTGCTCAAGCTCTGGGAGGGCTGATGGCACAGAGGAAGTACCAGCCGAACAGCGCCGGGATGCGGAAGATCCTGGCGTCTCCAAGGATGCGGCGGGTCTGCCGCCGGGTCGCCGAGCGCAAGGGCGTCCCAGCGTTCCAGGCCGCCGCTCCCCGGGTGTCAGGGGAGTACGCACGAGACGTCACAGTCGAGGACGCGACGGGCTGGGACGGGCGCGCGGGCGTCCGGATCGTCTCCCGCCGCCGCACCGGTGGGTCGCTGTCGATCGAGTTCGGGACCAGCGACACCCCGGCCTCGCACGCCCTCCAGGCGGCGATCAACGCGATCGAGGGACGTCGCTGATGGCGGTGCTGCCCGACGTCGACTTCCCCGACATTCACGACGTCCTGATCGCCTACCTCGACGCCACGCTCGACGGGCCGAAGGCAGACACCGAGAAGCCCGACCCGATCCCGCCGGAGGGCGCTGTCCGGGTGCTGCGCGTCGGTGGCCGCGACGACGGGAACAGCGACTTCCCCCGCGTCGAGATCGCCGCCTACGGCCTGGACTTCGACCACGCCCGCCGCCTCGGCGAGCGCTGCCGCCAGCTGCTGCTCGTCCTCGGCGGCCAGGGCGTCGACAACGTGGCCGGGCACGACCGTCCGGTCCTCGTCGACCGGTGCGGCACGGACACCCCGCCCGAGCCCGTCCCCTACGACAACCCCGACGTCACCCGACACGTCGGGTTCTACCGCCTTGAGCTTCGCCGGCCCCGGCGCCGCCGGGCCTGACCCCGAAGGGACCCCGCCATGCCCAGCACCATCGCCGAGCTGGAGATCGCCCGGCACCAGCGCGAGCTCCTCATCAAGCCCCTCGAGGCGCGCATCTTCATCGCCCCGATGTCCGTCGCCGTGCCCGTGGACATCTGCGAGGGCGCCAGCGCGGCGCTCGCCGAGCTGCCCGAGGGGTGGGTCGACGCCGGCCTGATCCTGGAGGACGACGCGATCTCGTGGTCCCGCGAGGTCGAGAAGGCCGACATCCGGGCTCTCGGCTACCGCGACCCGGTCCGGTCGGACTTCACCTCCGACGTCACCGGGCTGGCCTTCACCGCGCTGGAGACCAACCGCTACTCGATCGAGCGGCACACCGGGATGGACCTCTCCGCGGCCCAGCCGAAGGCGCTCACCGGGTCGATCGTCGTCGACCAGGTGTCCGCTCCCGTCCGCCGCAACCGGTACCTCGCGATCGCCCGCGACGGCATCGGCGCGGACACCATCTACGTCGGCCGCTGCCTCACCGCGGGCGAGGTCGCCGACATCGGCGAGCAGACCTGGACCACCGCCGAGGGCGCGATGGGCTGGCCGACCACCCTGAACGGGATGGTCGACACCGGCATCGGCCCCGGCGTCGCCGTCCGGCACTACTTCGGCGGGCCCGGCTGGAAGGCCGTCCTGGAGGACGCCGGGTTCCCCGCCCTCACCCCCTGATCCGCACCGCACCACACCCCGAGGAGGACACGGCCATGGCCGAGAAGAAGACCAGCGAGTGGACGCCTGCGGTGCTGCTGCACCCGTCGCGCGTCGACGGCAAGGGCAAGCCCGTGGAGTACGAGCCGACCAGCGAGGCCGAGGAGCAGCTCCTCACCTCCGCCTACGGCTACCGGTTCCGCGACGAGAAGGCGGCCAAGGCCGCGGCCGAGCGGACCGGCACCGTCGTCCCCCAGGCCGGTGTCCCGGGCGCCACCACGCCCGCCACCGGCGGTGCGGCGGGTAGCTGATGGCCGCGGCCAAGGACGCCCAGGTCCGCGTCTACGGGGACGAGAAGCGCGACGACAAGGACGCGTTCGTGTTCCGGATCCCCGGAGTCCCGGACCTCGACGTTCCGGACTCGCCGACGATCACCGTGCACGAACCCGACGGCGGCACGGTGATGGACATCCTGGACCCCCAGACCTCGATCCGCCGCGCGCTGCGGCTCTACATCGGGGCCACCCAGTGGGACCAGATCGAGGAGTACGTCGACCGGCTCAAGTGGGAGGACTGCGTCGGCTTGCTGCAGGACATCGGCTTGCACTTCGGCATCGACAAGCCGTTGACCACCGAGGTGAACCGCGAGGAGCGGCGCCAGCGTCGCACCGGCCGCGCCCGCCGCCGCTGACGGTGGTCGACGACCCGGACACCGACGAGGAGGACAGCGCCCCGTCGCTGTTCGAGCAGCTCCTCGACGAGTTCCGCGGGCCCTGGCGCGGGAAGGTGGGCGACCTCGACGAGGTCGAGATCGAGGTCCCCACCTCCGCTACGGTCGCCGACCTCGACGATGTGACAGACCCGGCCGAGATCCTCGACCTCCTCGCGGGGGAGGACCTGGCCGACGAGCTACTCGACGAGCTGGAGGACCGGCCCGCTCACGAGCTCACCGACCTGGTGGGCCAGCTCCTCGAGCATTTCGTCCTGGCAGACCCGCCCGAGCAGGGAATGGCCGCGATCGTCGACGAGGTCGACAGGTACGGCGCGGCCATCGAGGCGGACCTGGTGTTCTCCGGATCCGGGCTGCTGCTGATCGACTGGTTCCGCCAGCCCGACCGCTACCCGTGGTCGCTGCTGCTGCGGCTGCTGCCGCGGATGCCGGAGAGCGGGCACTACGACACGGCCCGCCGCGATGACGACGAGCTCGCCGCCCGGATCGACGAGCTGATCGACGCCGGCCAGCTGGCCAAGCCCAAGGGGAACCGGCCCCCGCTGCTCGGCCACACCCGGGACCGGGCCCTGATGCAGGACATCCTCGACGTGCTGCGCCGCATCGAGCACGCCGAGTGGGCCGCGTCCCCGAAGTTCAAGGGGAAGGGCGGACGACCGCCGAAGAACAGCCCGCGCCCGGTCGGGGCGATGGACCGCCGCCGCGAGCAGCAGCGCCTCGAACGCCTCGACGACATCGCCTTGGCGGCGCTCGGCCATGACCGCTTCCGTCCGACCGCCCGCCGCAACCGCACCTGACACACCCGGAGGGGGTGACCGATGGCCGACGACCTCATGGCCGGCGGAGCGTACGTCGAGGTCATGCCTTCGGCGAAGGGCTGGGCCAAGAGGCTCGACAGCCAGATCGGTGACAAGCCGGTCGTCCAGAACGTCGAACCCGTCGTCTCCCCGGCCGCGCTGGCGAAGGCGCGCCAGCAGGTCGAGACGGCCGCGGCGAAGGTCGCCGAGGCGCGGACCAAGGAGGCCGACGCCGCGGGTGCGGTGCGGGTCGCCGAGCTCAAGTTGGACGAGCTGCGCGGCAGTGCGAACGCGAAGGCCTCGCAGATCGCCGCGGCCGAGGAGCGGGTCGAGGCGGCCCGCCGGAAGTCCGCCGCCGCGGCGGAGATCCTCAAGAAGGCGGAGTCGAACGAGCGGTCCGCCGTCGGCCGCTCGGAGCGGCTGGAGATCCGCGCGGACTCCCGCCCGGCCGAGCAGGAGGTCGACGGGTTCGCCAGCCGCGTCCGCGGGAAGGTGTCCGACCTCGGCGCGAAGCTCGGCCCAATCGCCGCGGCCGGGCTCGCCGGTGCTGGGGCCGCGATCGGCCTCGCCCTCGTCGGTGCCCTGGACGTGTCCGCGGCGCAGGGCAAGCTCGCCGCGCAGCTCGGCGGCACGCCGGAGTACGCCGCCGAGATGGGGAAGGTCGCCGGGTCGCTCTACTCGAAGGGCTACGGCGAGTCCCTCGGCGAGGTGAACGACGCCCTGCGCGCCGTGGTCCAGTCCGGGGCCTTGATGGAGGACGCCACCGACGAGCAGATCGGCTCGATGACCGCGAAGGCCCTCGGCCTGGGACAGGCCTTCGGAGTCGACGTCGCCGAGGGCGCCCGGGCGGCGGGCACGATGATGCGCAACGGGCTGGCCCCGGACGCCGAGACCGCGATGGACATCATCTATCGCGGGTTCCAGCAGGGCGTCGACGTCGGCGGCGACTTCCTCGACACCCTGAACGAGTACAGCGGCCAGTTCCAGAAGCTCGGCCTCGACGGCGCGACCGCGACGGGGATCCTGTCGCAGGGCCTCAAGGCCGGTGCCCGCGACAGCGACTTCGTCGCGGACGCCCTCAAGGAGTTCTCGATCCGGGCGATCGACGGCAGCAAGTCGACCGCCGAGGGGTTCCAGCTCATCGGCCTGAACGCCGACCAGATGCGGGCGAAGATCGCCGCCGGAGGCCCCGCGGCCAAGGAGGGCCTCGGCCAGGTCCTCGACGGGCTCCGCAGCATCAAGGACCCGGCGCTGCAGTCCCAGGCGGCCGTCGACCTCTTCGGCACGAAGGCGGAGGACCTGGGCGCGGCGTTGCTCGCCCTCGACCCCTCGACGGCAGCCCAGGGCCTCGGTGACATCGCCGGAGCGGCCCAGCAGGCGGACGCCGCCATGACGACCCCAGCCACCCGGATCGAGGCGCTCAAGCGCACGTTCGAGATGGCGTTCATCGACGTCCTCGGCGGGAAGGTCCTGCCGATCCTGTCGACCGTCCTGGACTGGGGCCAGAGGGCGTTCGCGTGGGGCCCGCTGCCGGAGGTCCTCAACTTCCTCCTGACCTCCGGCGGGGTGGCCCTCGGCGTGCTCCTGGCGATCGTCGGCGCGATCAAGCTCTGGTCCCTGGTACAGGCCGGATTCAACGCCGTCATGGCCATGAACCCGATCACCCTCTGGATCGTCGGGATCGCCGCCCTGGTCGCCGCGGTCGTCTACGCCTACAACAACTTCGAGTGGTTCCGGAACGCCGTCCAGGCGGTCTGGTCGTTCCTGCAGGCAGCCGGATCGTGGATCGGCTCGGTGTTCGTCGCGGTCTGGTCCGGGCTCGTCGTCGCGGCCGAAGCGGTCGGATCCGCGTTCTCCTGGCTCTGGTCCAACGTGCTCTCGCCCGTGTTCTCCGCCCTCGGCGTCGCCGCCCGGGTCGTCGCCGCGATCGTGATCACGGTCCTGATCACGCCGCTGCTGCTGGCCTGGCAAGGCCTCGTCGCCGGGATCTCCTGGTGGTGGGAGAACGTGCTGAGCCCCTGCTGGGACGCCATCGCCGCCGCGGCCGGGTGGCTCTACCAGAACGTGCTCCTGCCGATCTGGTCCGGCATGCAGGCCGGATGGGCCGCGCTGCTCGCCGCCTTCGCCTGGGCCTGGCAGAACGTGCTCCTGCCGGTCTGGCAGGCCATCCAAGCGACCGCGTCGTGGCTGTGGTCCAACGTGCTCGCGCCGGTGTTCGGCTGGATCGAGGCCGGTTGGGCCGCCCTGCTCGCCGGGATGCAGTGGTACTGGCAGAACCTGCTCTACCCGGCCTGGCAGGCCCTCGCCGCAGCCGGACAGTGGCTCTGGTCGAACGTGCTATCGCCCGTCTTCGGCTGGATCGCCGCGGGCTGGCGCGGACTGCTCGACGGGATCAACTGGGTCTGGCTCAACGTGCTCAAGCCCGCGCTCGACGCCGTCGGGCGCGCGTTCGACGGCGTGTGGCAGGTCGTCCAGAACGTGGTCCAGTGGATCGGCGACCGCTGGGCCGACCTCCAGGACCTCGCGCGCAAGCCCGCCGAGTTCCTGGTGAACACCGTCTACAACAACGGGATCCGCCCGGTCTGGAACGGCGTGGCGAAGACCTTCGGGCTCGGCGAGCTCGGCGAGGTCCGCATGGCCCACGGTGGTGTCCTGCCCGGGTACGCGCCCGGACGCGACACCATCCCCGTCCTCGCCTCGCCCGGTGAGGGCTGGCTGGTGCCCGAGGCGGTGAAGGGCCTCGGCCGCGGGTTCATCGGCTGGGCGAACCGCTACTTCTCCGGCGGCCGCTCCTCCGGCGGGCAGGGCACCGGCCCGCGCAAGGACGGGGACCTGGGCTACATGGGCGACTGGCGGCAGCGGTTCGCCGACGGCGGCATCGTCGGCGCGATCGTCAACGCCGCGAAGGGCCTGCCGTTCGTCGGCTCGCTGATCCAGTCGGCGGACCTCGCCTCGGTCGGCGCGAACATCTTCACCGGCGGTGACTGGCGCGCGGTGATGAAGCCGCTCCTCGAGCAGGTCGTCGGCGGCGTCGCAGGCTCCGGGGCCTGGTCGGAGATGCTGGTGAAGATGGCCGGGAAGGTCGTCGACACCCTGGCGGGCGCGATCGAGAACAGCGAGGGCAACTACACCGGCGAGGGCGGATCCGGGTTCGCCGCCGCGCTCGGCTGGGCCAAGTCGCAGGTCGGGAAGCCCTACACCTGGGGCGGCTCGGGGAACCCCGGCTGGGACTGCTCCGGGTTCATCGCGGGCATCACGAACGTCATCATGGGCAAGGCACCCGGCCGCATCGGGACCACCGCCTCGATGCCCTGGGGCATGTTCCGGCCCGGGAACGATGGCCCGTTCGTCGTCGGGAACAGCCGCAACACCGGCGGCGGCATCGGCCACATGGCGGGCACCCTGCTCGGCACGAACGTCGAGTCCTACGGCGGGCACGGCCCCGCGGTCGGGCCCGGCGCGCGCGGCGCGGGCGACCGGCTGTTCCCCGAGAAGTGGCGGTACTTCGACGAAGGGGGATTGGCGTCCGGGCGGGGCATCCTGCTCAAGGACGTCATCACCCCCGAGCGGGTCCTCTCCTCGCGCCAGACCGAGGCCTTCGAGGACCTCGTCCCGCTCCTCGAGCGGATGGGCCCGATGTCCTCGGCCGGGCCCGCGGTTCGGACCGACTCGCTGGAGGCCGTCGCGACCACCAGCTCGTCCGGTGACACGTACGTCATCAACCCCTCCGCCCAACTCGACGAGTTCGCCCTGGCCCACGAGACCGCCCGGATCCGGAACTTCAGCAGGAGGGTGAACACCTGATGGCCTGGGAGTCCCACCCCACGACCCTCGACGGGTTCACCTTCGCCGCCTACGGCACCACCGAGATCCTCGACGAGCGCGGGAACAGCCTGGTCGTCGAGAAGCTGGAGGGCTGGGAGGGCGCGCCCGCCCGCCGGACCCAGCACACCGACCGGCCCGGCGCGGACGGCTCGTTCCGCGGCGACGCCTTCCGGGGCCCGAAGTCGCTCAGCCTGGAGGCGAAGTGGCTGTCGCCGAACGTCACCGAGCTGCGCACCCTCTCGCGGCGCCTCGCAGCGATCTGCCCCGACCCGCGACGGCTCTACCCGCTGACCGTGGCGGACGAGTTGTCCCCGCTCACGGCCTACGTCGAGACCACCGGCGACGTGAAGATCGACACGACAGTGACGCTCAACCCGCCGCGGTTCGAGGGGATCCTGTCCGTCGGCCTGGTCGCCGCGAACCCGCTACGGCAGGGGCCATGGCAGTCCAGCCAGATCCCCGCCTTCACCCCCGGATCCGGCGGCATCGTCGCGACGTCCCCGGGCATCGTGTCGACCGCGCCCGGCATCGTCGCCGGGACGGCGCCCGCGCCGACGTCGATCACGCTGACGAACACCGGGTCCGCCCCCGCGATCATCGTCGCCCAGTTCGACGGGCCCAGCTCCTCGCCCGGCATCGTGCGCACCGACGGCGCGGGGGAAGTCCGGGCCGTCGGCGCGACGCTGGAAGCCGGGCAGTCGATGTGGGTCAACCTCTCCCATCACCATGCCCACGACGTCCCCGGCCAGCCCGCCGGGTCCTTCATGTACGGCCGATCGGTCTACGGCCCGTCGGGCTACGCCGGAGGCGGCGGCCTGACCATCACGAACGGAGTCTGGCCCGCGCTCGCCCCCGGCGAGACGGCGACGTTCCTCATCACGGGCGGCGGGCCGGGCTCGGTCCACCTGCGCCCCATGTACTGGTAGGAGGCGAGTCCCATCGCATCGGTCGACATCTCCGTCACCCCTTGGTTCGCGACCGGGCAGGTCACGAGCGACGAGGCCCGCTACGCGCTCGCCGCAGTCGGCACCCAGAAGGCCGCAGCCGGGGGAGTGGGTGCCGAGACCGGGGTGTTCCCCGCGGTCAACGCCCTGAACGTCACGGCGGTCAACGCCACCTCGGTGTCCGTGGCGCCCGGCGCGTGCGCGCTGCAGACCTCGATCGGCGGCACCTACATCGCGACCGTGCCCACGGCCACCACGGTCGGGGTCACCGCGCAGGCGTCCAACGCGCGCATCGACCTGGTGTGCGTGCGGGTCCTCGACTCCGAGGCGGGCGACGGGCTCGGCCAGACGATCCGCGCCCGGCTGCTCACGGTCGAGGGCGCCCCGTCGGCCTCGCCGTCCGCACCGGCTACCCCGGCCGGATACCTTGTCCTGGCACAGCTGCTCGTGAACAGCTCCGGGATCACCGTCACCGACCGCCGCCAGTTCACCTCGGCCGCGGGCGGCGTGCGACTGGGCGGGGCGGCGGACACCCGGAACGGCGCCTACCCGGGGCACCTGCGCGCCTACCCCGACGGCCGGATCGACATCTGGACCGGCTCGCAGTGGCTCACGATCGTGAGCCCGGCGGCGTGGACGACGCAGTCCGCGACGTGGCAGTACGCCGGCGCCGGGTCGGTCCCCGCGGGCAACGTCGCGATCGGCACCGGCGGCGTGTCGACCCTCGCGTGGAAGCTCGCGGGCAAGGACCTCTGGTGTGACTGGAACCTCTCGCTCGGATCCAGCGGGGTCGGCGGCGGAGCCGGGGACGTCAGCACCCTGCTGCCCGCCGGGCTGGTCTCGGTCCGCGATCAGTGGATGCCCGCCGTGCTCTTCGCGGCGTCGGAGACCGGATTCAACAGCCTCTCCTCGATCGTGCTCGGCGCGGCCACCGTGCGGGCCGGGCAGAGTGCGGTCACCCCTCTGTTCCCGGCCTCGATCTACCCCTCGCTGGGCATCGACATGCGGATGTTCGGCCTGCGCAACACCGACGCCACGCTCAACCGTCAGACCGGCGTGCCGAAGATCCCGAACAGCTTCCCGCTCGTCCCGACCTCCGGCCTGCACGTCGGCCCCGGCCTGATCCAGGTGCAGTAGGTGCCCCAGCACCAGGTGAAGATCGTCGACACCCGCAGCGGCGCGGTGCTCGACGACCTGCCGCACGCCAGCTTCAACCTCAAGCGCACGGTCGACTTCGCCCGCCACGACTCCATGTCGGTCGACGTGAAGCTCCTCGGCACGGACAGCCGCCGCGAGGCGGTCACCGGTCTGTCCTACGAGCCGTGGAAGCGGTCGCTCTGCCTGGTCCGCGACGGCGCCGCGCTCTGGGCCGGGCCGCTGATGACGACCGGGTGGGGGCACGACTCGGTGACCTTCAACTGCGGCGGGATCACCCAGCTCCTCGCCCGCCGCCCGCTGTTCCTCGACACCCTCGCCGCCGAGCTGGCCCTGAGCAGCTCGGCGCGCGACGCGATCGTCACGCTCCTCGGCCGCCCCACCCTCACCGGCACGTGGGCGCTGCCGCTGGCCCCCGGGGCGCTCCTCGGTGACGCCCCGGTCCTCGACCGCACCTGGGCCCCGACGGACGTCCCGATGGTCTACGACGCCGTCAAGAAGCTGGTCGACGAGGACGACGCCCCTGACGTCCGGATCGACGCCGTCCTGGACGGCAACCAGCAGCAGCTCACGTGGGTCGCCCGGTACGGCTCCCCGTACCTGGGCGTGGCCGAGCCCGCGGTGGCCTGGGACTTCCCGGCAACGATCCAGGAGTGGACCGGCGACATCGACGGCACGAACATGCTCACCGACGGCACCCTCCTCGGCGACGGCCAGGAGGACGAGCGCCTCGTCGCTACCCAGACCAACGGGCTCGCCGCGGACGGCTGGCCGCGCATGCTGCGGACCGACCGCTCCACGGTGTCGACCCGGGTCCCGATGGTGCTGCAGGCCCAGGCCGACAGCTTCGTCGCGGTGAACGCCGCGCCGGGCGCCTCGCAGGCCATCAAGGTCGACCCGGAGTTTCCGGCCCTGCGGGGCTGGGCGTTGGGGGACAACGGGAAGTTCCGGTCCGAGGGGCACTGGTTCCTCCGCGACGGCGAGCGGGTCCGCCGGGTCACCGGGTACACACTGACCGACAAGACGCTGGAGCTGGAGACGATGGCGCCGCTGGCCCCCTACGCCGAGGCGGTGCGCTAGCGATGCGGCTCCCCGTCCCCTCGACCGAGTTCACCGAGGCCTCCCGCGTCGACGCCGCGTTGGTCGAGGTCGACCGTCGCACAGCGACCCGGTCGACCACACTCAGCCCGAACGGCACCGGGGTCGGCTATGCGAAGCGGCCCCCCGCCAACGGGGTGAACCTTGTCGGTACCGAGGGCGCCGCGGTCATCATCACCTCGGTGCCCGTCGCCCCGGGGCGGCGCTACCGGATCGACATCGACCTCAGCGCCGCGGCGGACGGGTCCGGGTTCACCGGCCTGGAGACCCGGCTGGCGTACGTCCCCGACGCCGAGGCTGCTCCCGGCAGCCCGGTCCTGCGGTACTGGCCCTTCCCCCTGCCTGGCGGCACGGTCTGGGACCACCTCACCGGGTTCGCCGTGTACGACGCCCCAGCCGAGACCGCCGGAAGCGTGGGCCTGTGCCTCTGGGTGCAGGGCACGACCGCGGGCCGGAACTACTCGGTGATCGGGAACGCGACGGTCGAGGCCCACCTCCTGGTGACGGACATAGGACCGGCGCCCCAGAGCTAGGAGGTGACGCCGATGGATCTGGCGACGATCGGACCGCTGGTCCTCGGCGCGCTCGGCGCGCTGGGGTTCATCGGGAAGTACCTGACCGGGCAGGCCGCCCGGGATCGGGCGGAGAACCGGAAGTTGCGGGCGATGGTGCTCGACGGTGACGCCTGGATGTTCAGGGTGCAGCGGATCGCGCGGCAGCGCGGTATCCCGCTGGACCCTCTGCCGGAGAGCTGGGAGGCGTTCCATGCCGGCGACGAAGAGCAAGACCGCGCCGCAGGACGCGCGTCACCTGGCGCTGACGAAGGCGTTGGAGGAGGTGCCCGACCCTCCCGCCACGCGCTCCGCGACGGCCGCTGAGCGCCCGGACCGATCCCGTCTGGCGCTGTGGGTGGCGTTCGTGCTGCTCGCGGTCGTGGTGGGCGGCATCGGGTACTTCGTGTGGCAGGGCCAGTCCGCCGAGGACGAGAAGATCGCGCTACTCAAGCTGATCGACACCGAGTGCGGGCCGGGCGGGACCGACCCGTCCGCGCCGCTGTGTGTGGCGACCGCGCCGCAGCGGGCCGACGACACGGTCGCCGCGGCAACCGCGACGGGCGTCGACGCCGCCCAGGTCATCGAGCTGGTCCGGGCGGAGCTCGCGGCGCGCCCGGCCGAGCCTGGCCGGACGCCTTCACCGGATGAGGTCGCCGGGATCGTGCGCGGTGTGCTGGCCGCGAATCCCGACCTGTACCGCGGAGAGCAGGGCAGGCCCGGCGACCCGGCACCACCACCATCCGACGAACAGGTGCAGGCCGCCGCTGCAGCGGTGTTGGCGGCGAACCCTGAGCTGTACCGCGGAGAACGAGGCACCGATGGGGCGTCGCCGCCGTGCCTGTCCGAGCCCGGGCAGTGCCGCGGGCAGGACGGCGAGGCCCCAGTGCAGATCACCCAGCGGTACGCCGACGGGTCCACCTCGGTGTGCACCCGCGACCCCGGATCGCTCGACACCGCACCGACCTACACCTGCCCACCGCCGAGCGGAGGCAGCACCGATCCCGACCCCGATCCGGGGTCGGACCCGACCCCCGATCCGCCCGCAGAAGACCCGCCGCCCGCACCCGATCCGGACACCGCCCCCGGCGGGCTGTTCGGCTGACCGGAAGGAACCCGCCATGCGCCGCTCCCTCACCGTCCTCGCCGCCTCCGCCGCGGTGCTCGTCGCCGCCTCGCCCGCCGCCACCGCGGCACCGGTCGACGACGACCCGCCGTCGGTCACCCAGCTGTGCCTCGCCACCGGCCTCGACGAGGTCGACGCCCTCCTCGACGGCGTCGCCCGCACCTCGCTCGTCGACGCCCTGGCCCCGCTCGCCACCCTGACCGTCCCGGACCGCGACACCGTCGAGCTCGACGCGTCGGTGCAGCTCACCCAGCTCCGTCAGGCCCTGAACTGCGACCAGGTCGTCCCCGTGATCCCGCCCCCGACCACCACCCGGCCGCCGACCCCGACCACCGCCGCGGCGCCTCCGGCGTCGAGCGGGTTCTCGCAGCTCGACCGCGTCCCCACCCGTGCGGCCGAGACCGGCGGAGGCCCGGCAGAGTGAGGGTCGTCTGGCTCCTCGCGGGCCTGCTGCTGCTCGCCGGGTGCGCGGCGCCCGGCCCGGACACCGGCAGCGCGGCGAGCACGGTTCCGCACCCACCGCCCACCACGGCCCGGCTCGTCGCGCCCACTCCGACGGCAGTGCGGATCCCGGCGATCGGCGCCTCGTCGTCGCTGATCCAGACCGGGATGCTGCCCGACGGGTCGCCGGAGGTCCCGGACGTCCACACCCCGGAACAGGCGTCCTGGGCCAGCTGGTCGCCCGAGCCCGGACTGCCCGGCCCGGCCGTGCTCTACGGCCACGTCGACGGCGACGGGCGGCCCGGGGTGTTCGCACGGATCGACGAGCTGCAGCCAGGCGCCGAGGTCGTCGTCGAGCGCGGCAACCTCGGCCCGATCGCCTTCACGGTGTACCGGGTCGACTCCTGGCCGAAGGCCGAGCTCGACGACCCGGGAGGCATGGCCACCGCCACCGTCTACGGCGACACCGCCGAGCCGGAGCTGCGGCTGGTCACCTGCGGCGGATCGTTCGACCGCGCCGCGCGGAGCTACCGAGACCAGATCGTCGTGTTCGCCCGCCTCGCGGGCTGAGAGGAGGTGCACGGTGACGATCAGCCTCGGGTTCGACGCCCTGCCGATGGAGGTCCGGCTGGCGGAGGACTCCGACTTCACGGCCGCCCTCGTCGCCCCCGACGGGTGGCCTGCCGGGGCACAGATCGACCTCGTGTTCCCGCACCCCGGCGGAACGACGACGTGGTGGGCGACGGTCGACGGGGACACCGCGTCATGGAACGTCCCCGCGGCCGAGGTCGCCGAGCTGCTCGCCGCCGGTGCCCAGTCCGTCCGCCTCCGCTACAGCGACCCCGCGACCGGTCAGGTCCTCTGGGCGAAGGGCTCGG